TGCCACCGCGTTCGTTTAGCTCACGCCTGGTCGGCAATCCAATCAAGCTATGAAACTCCGCATTAGCGATCCACTGCAGCTTCTGCCGTATCAGACGGGTCTACTGAAGCCGCCGCTCGACAAGAAGGCAGCGGAGGGGAATAGCGCCAGCAATCTTGATAGCCAGCAAAAGGCGATTGAACTGGGACAACCTGTGCCGATTGTGTTCGGCAAATATGTTGATGTCCCTGGCACTGTCAATGATCACGGCGGCGTATTTATCAGCCCCGGCGCAACAAAAGCACGATATGAAAACGGCTTTTCGATAGACGGTACATCGTATCCAACCGGCTTAAAAGTCACCATGAACATGGTGCTTAGCCAAGGCGAACTAGGACAAATTCGCGTTGAAGATGTCTACCAGCGTGCATGTAAAAAGGGCACTGCCGTGGTGTACTACGGCGCCAATGCTGGTGTGCTGTATGCGCCTGGAAATTACGTCACCTATCCGACGTTGTGGACGTGCCCCAACTACTGCGGCACCAATGATGGTGCCTATGAGGACATGACAACTCTCTGGTATCAAAACACCTACTTCGAGGGTGACGATACCTGGAACCGTCAAGTCCACGTCTTCGTGCGTAACGGCATCAAAGTGCCACGCCTAATTGAGGGCACGACCGACTCCAGCAACAACATGCTGGATCTAGCTATCTACTTGATCCGTCAGACCAGTCGCGTACCGGAGCTGTTGATCGACACGGCAGCAATGACACTCGCTGCACGATTTACCGCCACCAACGGCTTCTACTGGGACGGCGTAATCAACGAGGCGAGCAACCTCGAAGACTGGATGCAGCGGATGGCGGGATTCTTCTTGCTGCGCGTTAGCGATAAGAACGGCAAGAAAGGCTTTCGCCCACGGCTGCCAATCAATAATGATTACACCATTAACACTGGCAAGATTAACTGGGTCTATGGATTCACCGAAGAGCATTTGACGCCAGATGGGTTTCAGATCGAGTACATTCCCCTAGCTGAACGTAAACCGATCTGCGCTCAGATAATCTGGCGTCAGCAACCGCCGAACGACATTGGTTTTATTCGCACAACCGAAGTTCGCATCGACGGTGAAGCGGTAGACGGACCCTACGAGCAGTTCGACCTGAGTCAGTTCTGCACTTGGGAAGATCATGCTGTCAAGGTTGGCGCCTATGAAGTTGCCCGCCGCAAGTACGTCACACATTCGCTCCGAATCAAAGTCAAACCTGATTCATATAACACTTCGCTGGTGCTAGGCGACATTGTGCGCGTGCAGTTGCGCCGTGAAACCGATCCAGGTCTTGTCACTTTTCACGATTATCTATACGAAGTCGAGAAGATCAACAAGACCGTATCCGGCGTGGTGGAGCTAGATCTGATGCAATTCCCGATTGATTCACAGGGTCGCAGCGTTCTGGCTTTGTATGTCGCTGGCGCAGAAGGTGTCGGCTATGCCTATAGCGTGGGGCGTAATGATTACAGCTGTGACGATCCGGAAAATGCTGGCGATACTGATGCCATCCCTAGCGATGTAGGAGACAACAACCCAGATGAGCCTGATACAGACGTTGATCTGCCGATTTCCGATATAGACACAGGTGTCGAATCACCCTTAGATCGCCCCGTGTACCCAGATGGTTTGCCGAATCCACATTACCCACCAGTGGGCAATCCGACAGAAAATAACCCGGATGATCCGTTCGATACTGACGTACCTGGTACTATCACTGGTCTGCCAGATGATCGCCCGCCATTGCCTGGTGATGAGATTGTTTATACGCCGCCTTGCTGCCCCGCAGAAGTGCTGATGTATGCGTTTGATTTTGACACCGGCTTGCTATTGCAGGAGGAGCCAGTAGCAGTCGGTAATGCTATCGAGGGCGATTGTGAGGTGCGCTTTGAGATTTTGTCTGAATATCTGCTTGATACAGCAACAGCATTTAAAGTCGTACATCGTTGCGCCGACCCAAGTTCGCCAGATGGATTTGGTCCTCCAGGTGGCTCTGTAGATACTGATGTTATCGGCAGCGGTTACCCAATGCCGTCCTTTGGCCTGCAAGGAGATTTAGTACGAGTATATGATCAGAGAGGGACTGGATTTACGGCTTTCTATCAGGCACCACTAGGGATTGCTTTTGAATTTGTAAGTTGGTTTAACGAACCTCTTGGGGTCGCTTCTGGGTGGATGTGGGTCAAACCAGCAGGATATACTTGGTTTAAGTGGCGGCCAAGTGCTGGATTTATTACCCATAGCGGAGGAGAATTGCCCAATAACATCATAGTCACCATCCTCTAACCATGGCCACCTTCCCCGCGCTGAATCCGAACGCCCGGACCTTTGTTCCAGGGCAAAAAGCTGCTACCCCGATTGGCACGTTAGACGGCGACGAACTCAGCGTCCTACATACCAACGCCTCAACTGCTTACGTCCTGCGCCTTACCTTCACCGGGCTATCCAGCAGCGATCATCTCGCTATCATCAGCCACTACATGAACCACGGCAACTTCACGCCCTTTGATCTTGCCACTGCAACACTGCTCGGCTCGAACATCACAGTCCCGACAAACTATCTCTGGACCTACGTCTCAGCGCCGCAGACTGATTACAGCCCTGGCGTTGTTACGACTACCGTAGAAATGGAAGCCACACCTCAGTGGGCTAGCACTCCCGGCTACATCTTCTAACGATGGCTGACTATCCCACGCTGATTCCAAACTCAATCAGCTTTGACATGGGGCAACTCAATGTCAGCGAGGCAGTAACGCAAGATCGCGTACCAGTTCGCTTCCGCCATAGCCAACGCGTCAGCGGTCACACGCTCAACATCAACTATGTAGGATTGTCGCAGGCACAAATCGACAGCCTTCGCAGTCACTTTTACCAGCAGTCTGGCACGCATGACTACTTCAACGTCCCGGCTTCGATTTGGGGTGGTTTGACTGCTGTAGACGCCAACGCCCTGTACCGTTACGCCGCCCCACCGCAAGAAGACCACCAAGGGCTGTACTACAACGCGACAGTACAGCTCCGCATCATTTTTGGCGCGATCCTGCTTTACATCTTGAATGGTGGTACGGCAACAGCCCGCGCTACGACAGCGTTTAGCTCGTTTGCCTTTAATGGTTACGCGCCATTTATCCTTGATGGGGAGGATGCAACTCCTACCCCAACCCTTTACTTAAACGGCGGCGGCGCAGGCTGATGGTTACTCCAACTCCGACCACAGTTCAGGTCAAGATCCAACTGCGTGGTGATACCGCCACCAACTGGGCAGCCGTAAATCCGGTCCTGCTAACTAATGAGCTTGGACTGGAGACCGACACCAAGAAGATCAAGGTTGGCAACGGCAGCACCGCCTGGAACAGCCTGGCTTATTTCCCTTCCATCGTCACCGGCGGCACGGTACTGGGGAATCTGGAGATTGGCACGACCGGCACGCTGACCTTTGAAGGTAGCACCGCTGATGGTTTTGAAACGACGCTGGCGGTTACAGATCCAACGGCAGACCGCACGATCACGCTTCCCGATCAAACCGGCACGGTCATCGTCAGCGGCAACGCCAGCATCGTTAATGCGGACATCGCCGCTAACGCTGAAATCGCCGTAAGCAAGCTGGCGAACGGCACAGTCAATCAGGTGCTAGTCACTGATGGCACTGATGTGAGCTGGTCCAATGATCTGACGTTGGCTGGCAACTTGACCGTCAACGGCACGACGACGACGGTCAACACCGAGACGCTGACCGTTAAGGACAAGAACATTGAGCTTGCGGTGGTGGATACGCCCACCGATGTCACAGCAGACGGCGGCGGCATCACGCTGCAAGGCGCCACTAACAAGACGATCACTTGGATCGACACCACCGACGCCTGGACCTTCAATCAAGTGGTGGATTTGCCTGCTGGGACTAATACATTGCCTGCGCTGTTCTTTAACGGCGACGTTGATACCGGCATCTACTCCCCCGGCGACAACCAATTAGCCATCTCGACTAGTGGGACGCAGCGTGTCAACTTTGGCACCGGCGAAGTCGTCTTCAACGAAACAGGCGAAAACTACGATCTCCGCATTGAAGGTGACACCCAAGCAAATCTAGTATTCGTTGACGCCTCTACAGATCAGGTGGGCCTGGGGACCAATAGCCCTTCTGCGCCGCTTCATATTGAAGACTCTCAGACAGATGGATTAACAAACACGGGACTTATTGTATCTAGTTTCCAGCCGCGAATCATCTTGAATGACCGATCTGAGTCTGAAGAGTATGTTGACATAAGAAACGACAGCGGGGCGCTGATCATTGGTTATGGGCCAAAGGATACGTATGCCACGAGAACTGGTGAATACGCCCGCATCGACAGCTCCGGCAGGCTTTTAGTTGGCACGCCTACTGGGTATCTGACAAGTACATCAGCAACAACCCAGCCGCTGCTGCAGATTCACAGCACCAATACACACGAAGCCCAAGTTTCAATAAATAGCTGGGCAACAGGGACAGCCACCGGCGCTAATTTGTCTCTTTGCAGGTCTGATAGTGGCACGGTCGGCACACATATTGCTGTAGGTAGCGCTGACACTCTGGGCAGTGTTCGGTTTAGCGGTTCGGATGGTGACCAGTTTATCGAAGGCGCGTCAATCGTGGCCTCCGCTGATGGTACTTGGGGCAATGATGACGGTCCCACAAAATTAGTGTTCTCCGTTACTCCAGATAGCGGCAGTTCACCGACCACGTCACCTTCTGCGATGACCATTAACAGTGGCCAAGAAGTGTTGATTGGGTATAGCTCTGATAATGGCGCTTACAAACTGCAAGTCAACAGTCAGATCTTTGCTACCAGCGCAACCATTGCGACCTCCGATGGTCGGTACAAAGAAAATGTCTCCACTCTTGGTGGATGCTTGGACTTGGTTAAGGCGTTGCGCCCGGTCAGCTTCACTTGGAAGCCACAGCAGGCAATTACACGAATTGATGATGAAGGCGAAGAGGTTGTGGTACGAGAGCCACACAATTTCCCTGAAGGCACTCAAGTCGGTTTCATTGCTCAGGAAGTGCAAGAAGTGCTTGACGGCAAACCTTGGCTCGGCAGCGTAATCAAGGAAAATATTCGCCCTGCAGTCAAGGACAATGACGGCAATGAGCTAGCACCGGAAGAGCAGTTCTATGGTATTGCCGAAGGTAATTTGATTGCAGTGCTGACCAACGCTTTGCAAGAAGCCGTGGGTAGGATTGAAGCTCTTGAAGCTGAAGTCGCAGCACTTAAAGCTTGATGCCTGCTTCCGTAAAACCGCCTGATTCAACGCTTCTCTGGTGTACCAAGTGCAAGGAATTCTTGCCTCTTAATCAGTTCTGGCCTGATCGCAACGCCGGAGAAGCTAGGCGTGGTGCCGACGGAATCAAACGCACGACGCGGTGCAAGACCTGCAAAATCAAAGAATATGTAGGAATTGACCCGCGTCGCAAGCTGCTTTACAACGCACGCAATCGTGCAGCAGATCGTGGCTTGGAATGCAACCTGGAAGTCGATGACATTGTGATCCCCGAGATTTGCCCAGTCTTGGGTATCCCGATCTTTGCTTCCGTGGGTAAAGGTCGTGTCTCAATGAAAGACAACTGGAACGCCCCGACGCTTGATCGCATTGATCCGGCAGGCGGCTACACCAAAGGCAACGTCAAGGTCATCTCAGCTCGTGCCAACTTTCTTAAAAATGACGCGAGCTTGGAGGAGGTGGAAGCGATCTATCTCTACATGAAAGCTAACCTCAGCCAGAGCCAGTAACCCTACTCGCTAATCACCTTCTAATTTGACTCAAGTTTGACGTTGGCTAGACACCTTCACTAGGCGGGCAACCGGCCTACCCAACAGGTTGCACCACTCTTAGCCTTAATCAACCGGCACCTGATCATGCCTGACACCACCCCCGCACCTGGCATCGACTTTCCCTTCACTGTGTGGAAGGTCGCCAATATGGAGCGCAACCTTGACGCTATCGGCACGGTGTTCACGGTTCACTACACCGTGACGCACTTCCGCGATGGCGAGCAAGCTGGCGCGTATGGCTCCATCGGCCTTGAAGCACCTGCCGAGGGGACCGGCATCCCCTACGCCGAACTGACCGAGGAAACCGTGGTCGGTTGGGTGAAAGCCAGCTTCGGCGATGAAAAGATTGCCGAGATCGAGGCTGCCCTTGACGCGCAGATCACCGAAAAGCTGGCACCTAGCAAGTCCAGCGGAGTGCCCTGGTAATGGCTGTAAAAGCTAAAACCGGCACCGGGCGACTGGAACATCAAGCCGGTCGCCCAAAAACAACTTCTCAGGGTTACGGGCAGCACAGTCGCCCACGGCGTCGCGGAAAGAAAAAGCTAGTCGGCCAAGGGCGATAACATTA